TTATTACCCGATCTCGATGGAAGTTATTGAGTGATCTCCTTTCATGAAAATACGCACATTGGTTCCATCAAGTAAATTGAAAACGCGGATAGTTTGTGCTTCTGCACTCATTCTGAAAGCCATTATGCAAGCCTCACAATATAGTTAAATGCGATGTTTTTGACGGTGTTTTCTGTATTACCTGTAGCATTAACGGTAATAGAGTGCCCGTGTGAGCCAATAGCAACCGTGTGTGAATGTGCACCAATACCAACCGTATGATTATGTGCACCAATATCTACCGTGTGGGCATGATTCCCGGCAGCTCCTGATGTGCCATTAAACGATGGGTTGTCAAAGCCTGTTTTACCGGTTTCACCATTAGTATTGGCATTCCCTCTGTAAATGGTATGTGTATGGTTACCAGTGGTATTAGTGGTTTTTGTTCCGTAGTTAAACGTACTGACTGTCTTCGTCCCGTAATCAAACGAACTGGTTGTTTTCGTTCCCAAATCCGTATTTGACGCACTGGCACTGTGAGTATGCGATTTAATCCCGTCCTGTTCCTGTGACAATACGGCACGCCCACTGGCGGGTTTGCCCTTGATTGTCCAGCCGCGCATATCAGGAATAACACCAGAAGGATAGGCTATAGCCAGTTTCGGATATGCTGCCTTATCAAACGTCTGCCCCTGCATGATTGCATAGCCTGCAGGTGGTGTATCTGATGGCCACGGCAGCGGAACACCAGGCGGAAACGCTTCAATATTTGCCGAGCCGTCAAATTTTACGCCGTTAATTGTCCTTGCCGTTTTCAGCTTTGTTGCTGTAGCCGCATTGCCGGACAGTTCACCAGAAAGGCCTGCACTGAATGTCTGTTTTGCCTCCCATGTCTGGGCTTCGTCGATAATTGGTAGCCGACGAATATTGAAGCTACGCTCCCCAGGATTGCCATATAAGCGGACTGTAAAAAAACGATAGTTGGTTTTGTTTGAAGTGCTGCGCCATACCTGCATTGAACGGGCGACACCTCCGCCTTCACTGGGGCCAACAGTGATATTTATCAGGTTAGTATCAATGACGCCCCATTCCATCCCATCGGGAATATTGGTCATATCTGAAAGCCTGACAGTTATCATGCTGCCCGGTATAAAGTCGTAGGTCTGCCAGTCCAGACTGGATAACCTGTCGGTAACACCGCCGACACCTAATTTAGTGAGTAATGATTTTGAGTTGTATACTTCCGCCCATTCCCCCCAGTCAGTTTCACCGCTGGCGCGGGTTCGCTGAAATGTCCGGTTTTTATAGGCATCCGTTGCTGAAACAGTCGTATATGTCTGGATATACGATTCAATATCACAACGTTTTTTCACCTCAACTATTGAGCCAACAGCAAGATCTTTAGAGTCGGTGACAGGTGCATTTGTGGCCTGTTTCGTGACGCTATAAATACCAGGCTTTAAAAGGTCATCAAGATCCCCTGAATAAGTCCATCCCGTGGACTGATACCCAACAGCAATCCAGTCCTCCCATTGTGGATTTTCTGCATCCCATGAGGCTGTCAGTCCGCGAATGTACATAGTCCCACTACGGGTGGTATAACGTTGCATCCTCCCATACAGACCGCCTTCAAAGACTTCCAGAATACCCTGTCCAAAACTCCCTTCCTCCGGGAAATGACGGTCAAATGAGGCTATTGATGTACTGCTATTGCGCCATATTCCCAGGTGTTCCGCACCACCTAAAGAATTCAGGTCAATTGACGTGCTTAATGGGCGAGTCCCGCTTGTAATAGCTCTCCATGCACTCCATACAGGACTGACAGGGTTCCATTCTGCATCAAGCATCCGAATGTAAATATTACCGGTTCGGGTGGTGTAGCGTTGTGTGCAGTGAAAGCGACCAGCATTGAATACTTCCAGAACCCCATTGCCTTTATCTTCAGGGTAACCAGACTCTGGTTTTGCAGTGGATTGTGACGGACATGACCACGTTCCAAGATATTTTTCTTCTGGGCCATAGGAATCAAGATTGTCAGTGGTTGGAATCATTCCATTGTGTTTCATAAACGTCAGGCTGGTAACGCCAATATTGTCCAGAAAAGCGCCCTTATCTGGAATATCGCCACCGTTCTGGTCTTTCTGCAGACGTTTCTCAGCATTGTCATAGGCTGCTTTTACTGCCTTTGGCGTTGCTGCCAGCTTTTCACTGGTGCTGTTTGTTGCACTGCTTAACTGAGTAAAACCTTTTTCTGTCAGCGTGGCGTCAGGATGGCGGCGGGACTGCTCATGCTCTGCGATTTTGTCATCGACGTAATCCTGCGTCGCCATCACTGTGCTGGCATCAATACTCAGCTCAACAGACGCCACGTTACTGACAATAATGACCATGCGGCAGGTCTGCGCACGCCCGGAGCCTTCAGCCAGTTCAGGCTTATAGCTTTCTGCCATGTTAGCGACCGCAATCAGTGTTCCGGCATCATCATACAGACCAAGTTCACGCATCCAGAAGCCGCCCACTTCTGGCGGTACAACCAGTTCAGCCACGATATAGTTTTTATTCTTGTTATCCACGCTGACTTTATTCAGAGCGTGACGCCAGACCTCATGCACCAGTTTCGTCTGACCGGCATCCGGCACCGGCAATTTGCCATTACCGTCACCCACGGCCATTGCAGACAGGTTTACTTTTTTCCCGCCGGGGACAGTGGCGGCTGCCAGCTTTGCGGCTCCGGCAGTAGTGATAACGGTTTTAAATTTCGTGCTCATTGTTTCTCACTTATCCGGGATAAACAGTAATAACATCACCATCACAGACCACACCGCCTGTATACAGATAGCCGGGAATGTCCTGGATAATGTTCAGACCGATAAGGTGGCGACTTGCGGGTTTGGCATCGGCAATCAGCCGTTCCATTTCCAGATACATCTCCTCCGTGATGCCGCTTTCCAGTACGCCGATATCAAGGCGGAAGGTTCCTGGCGGGTCGTTTGTCTCCCACCATTCCTTTACGTTAATGAGATAGCCGAGCGGCTCCACCACACGCCGGATTGCGCCGACAGTGCCTTTATGACAATGAATGAAATAGGCATCGCGGATAACGGCGCGTTTTGTCGCTTCCGGCCACTTTTCATCCCAGCGGTCAACCGAAAATGACCACGCCAGCCACGGCAGTAGATTTGCCGGGCAGGTGTCCGGGTTCCACAGCTCACGAATACTGACCGGCGTTTTTTCAATTTCCGCACAGGCTTTTGCGGCGGCGACTTCAAGCGGTGATGAGCCAGTCGGCAGCAGTCGCGAATCACTCATCCGAGCCTCCGGTCACGACGCTGTATTCGGTGCAGAAAGACGCCTGCGTACTGTTGAGCACAATGTCGGCCAGTGGTGCGGCCAGCTCGACACGCTGCACGCCTTCCACATGCAAAGCGGCATAAATGGCAGACAGACGGATGTCGCGCCCCAGCCGGTGCTGTGCCGTGATGTACGCTTCCAGTTTTTTCACGGCAGCAGCGCGGATGGGTTCGCTTTCGGGACCAGGGTAAAGGTAAAGCGTGGCGTTTATCTGGTATTCAACAATGGCGGCAGACTGCACGGTCACGCGGTCGGCCACCGGCCTGACGTCCTCGCCATTAAGGGCGTTACGCACCACCGCCAGCAGGTCTTCGGATGCCACACCGTTATTTTCACGTGACAGCACAGAGATGGTGACGCAGGCCGGAGACGGACTGGTGACAGAGATATCCGCGACACGCCCATCGGCACTGCGACCATGATACTGATAGGCTCCCACCGACCCGGCGACGCTTAAACCTTCAAACGCCTGCTGAATACGCAGACGATAATCGGTGTCAGACTCCATCACTGCCGGTGTCGGCGGGATGGTCGAATCATCTGCCGGGGTGATAGTCAGGCGCGTGGTGTTGTAATTGGCACCAATCACATCAAGGTCATTACCGGCGGCACAGGCCAGCATCACCGCCCGCGCAGCCTCATTCACACGCTGACGCCAGATAAGCTCACGATAAGCATTTTCCTCCAGCAGTTTGACGAGAGGCTCAGATTCCAGCGTCAGGGTACGGGCGACCGCCTCCTGCTGGTCTTCCGGGTAAAGGGAAATCAGTGTCGCCTTGCGTTCAGCGAGAATGGTTTCAAAGTCCAGCTCCTCGACCACATCCGGTGCGGGTAGCTGGTTCAGGTCGATAATCGGCATGGTTTCAACTCACAGGGATGGTTAACGAAAGTGGCTGGCCGGTGTCGTTGTGCTGGCCGGTTAACGTGACCGTCATTCGCCCGTCAAAACTGCGCGCCGTAGTGACGGATGACAGGGTGACGCGGGGTTCCCATTTCAGCACGGCCATGTAACAGGCGACCTTAATCTGCAACTCAAGCGCCGGGGTCTGCGGCTGGTCAATCATTGACGCCAGCAACGAGCCGTAATCACGACGCATCACCCGTGAGCCGACCGGTGTGCGCAGGATATCGCCGATACTCTGGCTGATATGCTCAAGGTCAGTGACAGTCAGACCATCACTGCGATTCATTCCGAGATAACGCGCTGTCATAGAGGACTCCCGGTTTTGCCGCCGCTGTCGCCGGGGTGTTTATGGGTATGCAGTACTTTACCGTTTGATGAAAGTTCACCGCCGGTGTGTTCAATGTTACCGCGCATCGTCCCGCCCTTCTGCACTTCCAGCGTGCCGGTAATCAGCCTGTTGGTGCAGACCACCTCCGGTGTGTCCAGGGTGACGCGGGTTGATGCTTTCACCATGACCACCGGCACCGTGGCAGTAACAGAATCAGAGGCCGTCACGCTGGCCGTTTTAATTCCGCTTACCGTAAGTGCACTGGTTTCGGGTTCATATTCAATCACCGCCCCGTCAGGGAAACGGATATGCAGGGCATCCGCCGACGCAGACGGCGCGGGGTTATCGCCGGAATAAATCCCCGGCAGAACGAACGCCGTGTCGAGTTCACCGCCCACGGCCAGAATCAGCACCTGTTCCCCCACGGAAGGTGCCCACCATGTGCGCGAACGTCCTGCGCGATGGGTCAGCCACTGAAGCCAGTCGGTGCACATGCCGCCGGTCTGCACACGGCAGCGACCGGCGTTAAGGTCGGTTTCGACGACAATGCCGGTGCGTATCATGTTGCGCAGTGCGCGCGCGAGTTCCTGAATATTTGATAATGTGTTCATACGGCAATAATGAGAGATATATACTCGATAAACCATTACAATCCGTTGTATCATTTTTGGCACAATCAAGAAGGAACTGAAGTATGGATAAATATCAAATCTGGGAAAATCAAAAAGACACCATCGCCCACCAAGAGTATTTAAAAATCTCCGACACCAATTTACTTGGACATATGCATATTGCCAATTACGAAGTTGTCCAACATGAATTAAGCAAATTCAACTCCCCTGACATTGTTTCCCGTCATTCATTTAACAGAGACAAATTTAAAAAAGAACATTTAAACATATCAAGACACCTTTTCAATTATATATCTTCAGCATTATCATTTAGAGATTCAACGCGCAACCTACTTAAAACAAAAGCATTAAATATTGCCGACATTAAAATCAAATCAGAGGCATTCATCAATCATGAATTCCGAAATAATCCAGTAATAAAATTAATGGAGGATTTAAGAAACATCCTGACGCATCAAAACATGATCGCCCCATCAATATCATCATTCATGCACCTCCAAAGAAATATAAACATGCACGGCTTTTCATTTAAGATTGAAAGAATCTTAAACAATGACAGAACCACCAAACAAACAAAAGAATATTTAATCTCACTAAAGCAAAAAAACTTATTCATTTTACCGATAATAGAAGAATACCAATACACGACTCTTAAGTATCAACACTGGCTTTTAGCAAGTATCTACACTGTTCATCAAGATACTTACCAAGAATACTGGAATGCGAGAAAAAACATCATGAACGAATGGGGAGGAGACACTCAGCTAATACCTAAAGAGAGTGAGCTCACTTATTTAACCAGATAACAACCTGGTCAGTTCGCAAACGGAAAAAACTGGCCGCGACATTTTATCGCGGCCTTAAACATTCAAACGATCACCATTGATGAATCCTTATGCCCCAATCGACTGTATATTTTCAAGTGGCAATTAAAACTTATCCGACGAAAATACAAAGAGTGTTATACAACAATCAACAACTCAGCAATAAAGCGTAAAAAAATTGCACAACTAACGATCGAGGTGAGCCAGGATAATCTCTTCAATCATCTGCACATCCTTACCGGTAAAGCCGAGCAAAGGACGCGCCGGATAATCAATTTTCTTACCGTCTTTCCGGGTTTCTTCCGACAGACCGAACTGATGCACACTGGCGATTTTCGGCGACTTCCCGCCGTAAAATTCCATTGATGCCTGTTCCGGGCTGGCGCGGATATGCAAAAAACGACTGGTGATAAGTTTCGCAAACATTTTTCGCTTAACACGACCGGTCTTTTTTCTGGCGCTCTGCTGCTGGCGTGGCGCGTAGGGTGTGCCGTCCGGGGCTTTCTGTGCCATCACCCGACGCTGCTGACTCTGACGCAGACGTTTCGCCAGTTCGGCACTCAGTCGCCGACGCCCTGACGGTGACAGCGATTCAATAAGTCCGGCCAGCCGGTCTTCAAAACGCTTAAACTCATTCATCCCACTTGCTCACCAGTTCGCCATTGATATAAAGCTCCATCGGGCGGGTGACCGGCTCCGGCGGCGGGGGTTCCGGGATATTCTTCACATGCAGCGCGCCGTCCACCTCACTGACCAGCGTGCGCTCGGTCAGCATCAGGCTGATGCTGATATCAAAGCTGCTGTCATTGTTGATGTCTGCATAAAACGTGAAGCCCTTTTTCTGGCCTGCGTCGGTGGTCATGATGTCGGGCTGATTCTCCCGCAGCCACGCCAGCACCGGCACAATGAGCAGGTCAAAATCACCGGTAAAGTCGGTCACAATCACATTGAGCGTGTAACGCTTTTCGAATGACAGCGACGTCGCCAGTGTGGAGGCAATACTCCCGTTATCCACGAATATCCGCAGCATATCGGGGTTAGTTTTCAGCACCGTGACGGCATCAGTCAGCGCCCTGCGCAGGCTGTCGGGTTTGAGCATCGTTTTCGTCCTGACAGTGTTTAATCATTTTTACCTGGCTGGCACAGCGCGCCAGCGCGTTCTCAAGCTGCCGGATATCGGCACTTAAATCGCCGTTCGTCTGCGGGTCACTGCCCGGCATCGGGCAAAGGCTCACTTTCGGGCAGGCGTTGTGGACAATCACTGGCGTCGGTGCAGGCGGGGCGCTGGTGCAACCGGCGCACAGCATCAGGCAGGTCATCGCCGTACCAGCGGCGAAAATCTTCGTTTTCATTGAGTAACCTCGTGATGGTTTTCTCGCGCTGTGCTTCACGCTTCGCGGCGTTCTCCAGTTCCTGACGCAGTGCCACCTGCGCCAGCTCGTTTTTGTCTGCCCTGGTGATGGCAACATGAAGCTGATTTTTCAGCATGGTGATGGTCGTCTGCTGTTCACTGGCGACGTTATTCGCCCTGTCCAGCGAGGCGCGCAGGCTGGCATTTTTGTGTTTCACCAGAAACAGACCGGCCACCGCCAGCGATAACAACACGACCAGCACAATCATCAGCTTTGACATAATTCCCGCCCCTCAAGACGCTGACGACAGGCTTTACGTATCAGCCGGAAAAACAGCGACGCCACAAGATAAATCAGCGCGGTAAAAATCCATCCGGCGGCGACCAGCGAGATAAATGTCGCCACCATCGCCACCAGAGCCACTGCCCGTCTGCACCACGGCACCGGCTGCAAAAACAGTGACGTGACAATCTTCACGGCCAGCGATTCCGGTGGCAGCTCCCGCCCGTAGCGTTCCAGCACATACTCAGTGGCATACACGCCGACACCACCGGCAACCACACAGATAACCGTCGCCAGAATCGCCCAGGTAGCGACAAAACTGACGGCCACGCTCTGCGGGTAAATCAGGGACAGTGCCAGCATCAGCGCCAGCGACACATTCAGCATCAGTGAAAGGGATAATTTCTTCATGGTGTTTACTCCGTTTAAGCTGGTACACCGCCGGCGGTACGCCAGACGGTGACCAGTTTTTCCAGTGAATGCTCACGCTGACCGTAACCGGCACCCGGCAGGGACGCCCAGATATTGCGACAGCGTGAAATGGCGCGCTCAATGCGTCCCGCCCGGATGTCATCCAGTGCACCGCGTTCGCGGATCAACTGAATGGCGAGCCTGTCCTGTGACAACGGACTGAAATCCGGCAGTGCAAGCTGTTTGCGGTAGTGCGGCCAGAACAGGTAAAGCTGCTGATAGCGACCGGAGGCCGTGGATTTTTCACCGCGACGGTTAAACACCTTCGCCGGTCGGCCATGCGCGAACGGGTGGTCACTGTAGTCAGTGAAAATTTCCGGCTTCCCGTCCAGTCCGGTGACTATCACGTCATAGCCCCGGTTTTTCGTCAGCGGATGATTCGCCGTCCCTTCGGACACGGCCAGCATGTCGAGAAAGGCCGCGATATTCTGATGCGTGTTAATTACCGGCATTACTGTTTCCCCCTGCCCTTAAAACGGCGCTGAATGGCAATCTCAATCACCTGATAACCGGCGATACCCAGCATGGAGCCAATACCGCACACCGCAGGCAGTGACAGGTCAGGAAACTGCACCAGAACAACACCGGCAACCATCGAGACAAAACCACCGAGCAACATGCGCCCGATAAACAGACGCGGGGTGATGGGTTCACCACCGGCAAGCACCTTGCCGACAACAATCAGCACCCCAATCATGAAAAGCGACAGGACGCTTTTTTCTTCTGCTGTCATGCGTTACTCCCACAGATTGACAGTTTCAGCCACGGGCGCGGTCTGAACATCGGGCAGTTCGACGGCGGTGCCGTGTGGCAGCACCACACCCAGTTCAGCCAGTCCCGGATTTGCGGCGAGCACGGTCTCAACCACGCCCTCAGTGCGCCCGTAATACCGGACACAAATGGCGTCGAGCGTGTCGCCCTGTAGCGCAAAGGTCTTCATCAGATTTGACTCACGATGCAGCGCGGCTTGTCCTGGATACGCGCCACCGCCCAGCGCATATCCCGCCACAGTTCATCGATGGTGCTGTCAATGCTGTCAGCCTTCTTGTCGCCTTTCGCACTGGCATCCACGCCGCGGTAACGCTCATAAAGCGACGCGGTCGCCATCGCACACACGGCGCGCTCGTAGTAAAAAACCTTGATGCTTTCACCGTCGATGTCGTCCGCCGGGACGTCCGCTAGACGCGTAAAACCGGCGGCAATTTTCTGTTCGCGGTACTCGTACAGCTCCGCATTCGTCTCCGCCATGCCTGACTTGATGGCCTCACGCAGACGGGCGGGGGCGACGGTCTGCTCAAGGCGCATACGTTCCCGGACGCGCTTCGGGTCGATATCGGGAAAAAAGAACGTGTTTTTAATCACCGGCTCGTCGCCTGCCGGTTGCGGGATGACCACCGTACCCTCACCGGATACAGGAGCCTCCTTTCGCGGAATAATCAGCGTCATCATGACTACCTCTGAAAAGTCGGGCGGTGGACGCCGGTGCAGTGTCAGGTGATTCACCCTCACTGACCGGCGTGCCGCCCTGGCGCGGGGCGCATTCGGTTGTTAACTGGCTTTCTTTTTCGGGCGTCCACGTTTTGCCGGTGTCACGCTCCGGGTCTTACGCGGGGTACGGGTGGCCGCTTTTGGCTGCGGCTCCGGCTTCGGTTTCAGCTCCCGCTCCAGTCGTTCAATCTCTTTTTTGACGCCTGCCTGACAGTCGAGCTGTGTCGCACGTTGCAGGTGCGCCAGCGCACCTCCGGCATCACCAGCGTCACGCAGAAACAGACCGGTGATTTTGTGCAGCTTTGCGCGCACTTCATCAGGCATGTCAGCCGTGGCGGTCAGTTCAAGGGTCTCCGTCAGCAGGCGGATATCCACAGATTCACCGGCAGCGTGAGCGCGCATGGCCGCGAGTGCGACCTCCTCGGTGAACATGTACGGCGGGGTGCGGCGGTGTTTACCCGGCATGGTCAG